AAAGCACCTGTATATGCCTGAGAAAAAAGAGTCGAAAATAAGTATTAACTTCGCAAGATACAGGAATGATGGTAGCTCAAGTGAGCTAATTAGATGAAAGACATCACTATAGAAATAATGTCCGTGAACTTCCCAAGTCAGTTAGCTACTGACTCGGAGAAGGCATCCCCTGCATTTGGACTGCAGATTGGTCAGGCTATTCAGTATGAGTGGTTCCGAAGGGATGGCAACTCATGTAGGTACTATTCTCAGTGGAGAGAGTTTCATCGGTTACGTCTGTACGCACGTGGAGAGCAGTCTGTTGCTAAGTACAAGAACGAGCTAGCTATTGATGGTGATCTTTCATACTTGAATCTAGATTGGACTCCTGTACCTATCCTACCTAAGTTTGTTGATATCGTTGTTAACGGTATGTCCGATAGGCTATTTAAGATAAAGGCATACTCTCAGGATGCTATGTCCATGTCAAAACGGAACAAGTATCAGGAGATGGTTGAGACTCAGATGGCAGGCAAGCCTGTGCTTGAGAAGATACAGCAGATTACAGGAGCGGATCCTTTTATGATGAACCCTGATGAGCTTCCTGAGACCGACGATGAGCTGTCATTATTTATGCAGCTTAACTATAAGCCTGCTATTGAGATTGCTGAGGAGGAGGCTATCAATACTATATTCGATGAGAATAAGTATGACGACCTTCGTAAGCGTCTTGATTATGACATGGCGGTTGTTGGTATTGCGGTAGCTAAGCACGAGTTCTTACTCGGAGAGGGAGTTAAGATATCGTATGTTGACCCTGCAAATATTGTATATAGCTATACCGAGGACCCATTCTTTAAGGATTGTTTCTATTGGGGAGAGATTAAGACCGTCCCTATGACGGAGCTTTTGAAGATAAAGCCTGACCTTACTAAGGAAGAGCTAGAGCAAATATCCCATTATAGTCAGGGTTGGTACAATTACTATAATGTTGAGCGGTTCTATGAGAACAGTATGTTCTTCCGTGATACCACAACATTGATGTACTTCAACTACAAGACAACTAAGAAGATTGTATATAAAAAGAAGATACTAGATAACGGGTCTACACGTGTAATTGAGAAGGACGAAACATTCAATCCTCCTGTCGATATGATGGAGGAGGGAAACTTTGAGAAGATCGAGAAGACCATTGACGTATGGTACGAGGGTATCATGGTCATGGGTAGCAATATCCTACTAAAATGGGAGATGGCTCAGAACATGGTGCGTCCTAAATCATCTTCACAACACGCTATACCTCAATATGTTGCGTGTGCTCCACGTATGTATAAGGGTGCCATTGAGTCATTGGTTCGCAGGATGATTCCATTTGCTGACCTTATTCAGGTAACTCACTTGAAACTACAACAGGTCATTGCTCGTGTTGTACCTGATGGTGTATTCATTGATGCTGATGGTCTTAACGAGGTTGACCTTGGAACGGGCAATGCCTATAATCCTGAGGACGCACTTCGTCTGTATTTCCAAACAGGTAGTGTTATTGGACGTAGCTATACGCAGGATGGTGAGTTTAATAATGCCCGTGTTCCTATCACTCAGTTGACATCTAACTCAGGTGCTTCTAAGACTCAGATGCTGATTGCTAACTACAATCACTACATGGATATGATCCGGTCTGTGACAGGTCTTAACGAGGCTCGTGATGGTTCAAATCCTGATCCTAACTCATTGGTTGGCATTCAGAAGCTAGCTGCCCTTAACTCAAATACAGCCACTCGTCATATTCTTGATGGTGCATTATACATATATCGCTCATTAGCAGAGGCTTGCACATATCGTATATCTGATATCCTTGAGTACTCTGACTTTAAGGAGGACTTCATTAACAAGATTGGCAAGTATAATGTTTCGCTCCTTAATGAGATTAAGGACCTGTATATATATGACTTCGGTATCTTTATTGAGCTTGCGCCTGATGAGGAGCAGAAGGCTCAGCTTGAGGCTAATGTTCAGATGGCTCTTTCTAAGGGAGACATTAACCTTGAGGATGCTATTGACATCCGTGAGATTAAGAACCTTAAGCTAGCCAATCAGTTACTTAAGTTAAAGCGTACCAAGAAGGAGCAGCGTGAGGAGAAGATGGCTATGCAGAAGCAGGCTATGATAGCTCAGCAGCAAATGAAATCTCAGGAGCTAGCAGGTCAGGTAGCTCTTCAGAAGATTGATGCGGAGACACAGTCAAAGATGCAGATCAAGCAGGCTGAGGTGGCGTTTGATATTCAGAAGATGCAGCAGGAGGCTCAACTTAAGTCACAGCTTATGGCTGAGGAATTTAACTACCAAATGCAGATAGCCAATCTTCAGTCGGGTTCATTACTTTCTAGGGATAAGGAGAAAGAAAAGGAGAAGGCTAAACGTATTGGTATTCAGAACACTCAGCAGTCTAAGCTAATCAATCAACGCAAGAACAATCTTCCTCCAATGAATTTTGAATCTAACGAGGATAGCTTGGACGGATTTGACTTGGCTGAATTTGAGCCACGATAATATAAAATAATTTGTATAAATTTGTAACAATTAAAATCAAATCAAATGGAGTTAAAGGTAAGAATGATAGATGCTGAGCCTAAGAGTGTTGCAGAGGTAGAAGAGATTTTACTTAATAAGCACGAGGCTGAGATTAATAATGAGCAACCAATCGATGTGGCTCCTACAAAAGTAGAGTCACAGATCGAGGTTCAGTCGGATCTGAAGGAGGAGGACGTTCTTTCATATATTGGGAAAAGATATAATAAGCAGATCAACTCATTTGATGAGTTGATGGCTGAACGTCAATCGGCAGATGATATGCCTGAGGACGTTGCTGCTTATATGAAATACAAGAAAGAGACAGGGCGTGGGTTTGAGGACTTCATTAAATTAAAGGAGGACTTTGAATCAATGAACCCTGATGATCTTCTAAAGAGCTATCTATCTTCCACTCAGCATGGTCTAGATCCTGAGGATATTGAGACTATGATGGATGACTATCGATATGATGAAGATATCGATGAGGAGTCCAAGATTAAGAAGATTAAGATAGAACGAAAAAAAGCTATTGCCGAGGCGAAGAAATACTTCAACTCTCAGAAAGAGAAATACAAGATGCCCCTTGAGTCAAGCACGGCAGGAATTTCTAACGAAGAGAAAGAAGACTTCGACGCTTATCGTCAGTATATAAAGCAGGCTAAGACCGTCGAGGAGGAAAACAATAGAAAGCGTCAATGGTTTGACCAAAAGACGAATGAAGTTTTTAATGATGGATTCAAAGGTTTTGAGTTCAATATTAATAACAGAAAGTTGACATTCTCTCCCGGTGAGGCAGCTGAACTTAAGAAGAACCAATCGACTCCATCGAACTTTATTAACAAGTTCTTGGATGACAGTGGGATGATTAAGGATGCAGCAGGCTATCATAGGTCATTGGCTGTTGCTATGAATCCTGAGCGTTTTGCCAAGTTCTTTTATGAACAGGGCTTGTCAGATGCAACGGAGGATGTAATGCGTAAGACTAAGAATATAAATATGTCTGAGCGCAAATCTCCTGAAGTCACACGGGCTTCAGACGGAATACAGGTGAGATCGGTGAATCCTGATTCCGGTAGAAAATTAAAAATCCGTAGTATCAAACATGGTTAAAAAATAAAAAAACATGGCATTATTAAGTTCTCCCACATTCGCGCTGCAACCGGCAGCCGAGCAGGTGGCATTATCCACCAATTACATCACATCATTTAGTTTCTTGAATCAGTATCTTCCTGATACATATGAGAAAGAATTTGAGCGTTATGGAAATCGTACAGTATCTTCCTTCCTTCGTATGGTAGGTGCTGAGCTTCCTTCTAACTCTGACCAAATCATTTGGGCAGAACAAGGTCGTCTTCACATTAAATACACGAGCTGTACAGCTACGGTAACCGCAGGTTCAATCTCTTTTGTTATCTCTGATACAGGTGCTACGACAGCTGCTGTACGTGTAGGTCAGACTGTATTGGTTCAGAACGCTTCAGGAGCGCAAAACAAAGCTATTGTTACTTCCGTATCAGGCTTGACTGTTGTGGTTGGTATCTATGAGGATACCATGAATATCGCATCTACTAACGTATGTACGATGTTTATCTATGGTTCTGAATTTAAGAAAGGAACAGCAGGAATGGCAGGTTCATTGGAAGGAGAGGATAGCTTCTTCACCAATAAACCAATCATCATCAAGGACACCTATGCTGTCAATGGTTCTGACATGGCTCAGATCGGTTGGGTAGAGGTTACAACTGAGAATGGTGCTACGGGATACCTGTGGTTCTTGAAATCAGAGCATGAGACTCGTCTTCGTTTTGAGGATTACCTTGAGACAGCAATGATCGAGGCAGTTCCTGCAGCAGGTGCCTTAGCCAACGGTGCTGCTAACTTAGGTTACAAAGGTTCTGAAGGTATATTTTACGTTGTTAACAATCGCGGTAACGTGTGGGGTGCAGGTAACCCTTCTAGCTTAGCTGATTGGGATACTATCGTTAACCGCTTGGATAAGCAAGGAGCTATAGAAGAGAACGTAGTATTCGCAAATCGTGATCTTAGCTTTGCTATTGACAATATGTTGGCTACCTTGAACGGTTTCGTTGCAGCAGGTACTGCTTCTCAGTCTGCATCTTTCGGTCTGTTCGATAACGATGTTAACATGGCATTGAACCTTGGCTTCAGTGGTTTCCGTCGTGGTTATGACTTCTACAAGTCTGATTGGAAATACCTGAATGATCCTACAATGCGTGGTGGATTGCTCACATCAGGTTCTTCAACTGCTATCACAGGTCTTCTTGTTCCTGCAGGTTCTACTTCTGTCTATGACCAAGTCATGGGCAAGAACGCTAAGCGTCCGTTCCTTCACGTCCGTTACCGTGCTTCTGAAGCAGAAGATCGTCGGTATAAGACTTGGATCACAGGTTCTGCGGGTGGTGCAGCTACAACTGATACAGATGCTATGCAGGTTAACTTCCTGTCTGAGCGTTGTGTATGTACGCTTGGAGCTAACAACTTCGTGTTGTTCCGTTACGGAGCGTAATAGTTTAGTATTATTGGTAAAGGGGAGTGTCCTTGAGGACACTCTCCCTTTCCTTAAAATCTTTAAAATCAAATCAAAATTAAATAATCATGGTAAAAAAAAACAGTCCCACCGATAAGGTGTATAAATTAAAGAATGGTAGCCCATTGTCATATACGATAGCTACTAGAAATCAACCTAAGTTTCCATTGCTTTGGTATGATGAGGTTAACAATGTAAATCGTGCTCTCCGATATGCTTCTAATCAGAAGTCTCCATTTGAGGATGAGCAGGACGGTAACGCAATACTTGAGCCTATTTCATTTGAGGATGGATTATTAGTTGTACCAAAAACAAATCCTGTCCTTCAGCTATTCCTTTCTTACCATCCCCACAACGGGCTTGTATTCGAGGAAGTTGATTATGAGAAAGAAGCGGGTAAGGAGATGGCTGATCTAAATGTTGAGGTGGATGCATTGATTGAAGCTCGTCAGTTAAGTATTGAGCAGGTAGAGATGCTTACACGTGTGATGTTTGGAAAAGACCCATCCACAATCTCTTCAGCTGAGCTAAGACGTGATCTTCTTATCTTTGCCAAGAAGAATCCTAAAGAATTTCTAGACCTATTAAACGATCCTGAACTTAAGTTTCAAGCCAAGATTCGCACATTCTTTGAGCAGAGCCTTCTTATTTCAAAGAATAACGAGAAAGAGATTTGGTTTAATACGGCTACAAATAAGAAGAAGATGTGTTCAATACCATACGGTGATGACAAGTACACGGCAGCTGCCATGTTCTTACAGAGCGATGAGGGTATTGATGCGTTAAAGATGCTAGAGACGGTCACTCAATAATTGATACCGCCTGACATCTATTAGTACAGAAGGGGGCATATAGTATGCCCTCTTTTTTTTATATTTGTAAAAACCAAATAGATGATAAACTCGGTCAGAAATACCGTACTGTCTGTACTGAACAAGAACAACTACGGATACATCTCCCCATCTGATTTTAATTTGTACGCTAAGAACGCACAGATGGAGATGTACGAGGAGTACTTCAGTAACTATAATAAGACTATTAACTACGAGAATGTTCGTCAGTCAGGGACGGGATATGCTAATATTGAGAAGCCTATCGGTGAGACATTAGAGGGGTTCATGGTTAACAGTGCGCTTACTCCTGCTCCTCTTATGTTTTATTATGCACCATCACTTAATACAACAGGGTATCAGTATTATATGATTGAGAAGATCCTTGTAAACTACTCAGGATATACACTTAGTAGCGTAACAACAAACTCAGCACCTAATCAATTAATTGATTTTAGCGTTGATTTTGTAGCTGCAGGAGTTGTTCCCGGTGATATAGTAGTTAACATAGATACTAGTCAGTTTGCTATTATTGCTCAGGTTGGAACTACTGTTTGTGATATAAATGAAAATATATTTGGAATACCTCCGGTAAATTATGGTATCTTCTCTTATTCTGATTATTATGATGCTGATAGGACATTGAATAATAAGATCGATCTACTTAATAGATCAAACCTAACTTCACCTAGTACAGTATTTCCTGCATACACTCAATCGGGTGATAAGATTAGGACGTATCCTCTTCAGACTGTTCAGGCTCCCGGAGCAAATTGGCTTTATGGTTCTGCATTAGCTACATACTTCAGGTATCCGTTTGATCCTAAATGGACATACATTACACTTGTAGGAGGTGAACCTATATTTGATTCAACTCAACTTGACTATCAGGATTTTGAACTTCCTAACGAGGATGAGTACAAGCTATCAATGAAGATACTTCAGTACTGTGGTATCAGTATCCGTGAGTCTGAGGTTGCTGCATTTGCTGTAGCTCAGGAACAACACGAGCAGCCTTCATTCAGTATGCAACAATAAAAGAAATAATAGATGGCATATATATCACAGTTTCAGTACTATACAAACAATGGCAACACACCTACCGATGCTAATTGGGGGTCATATCAGTATGTTAGTTTGTATGATATCGTAAATAACTTCATGCTGATGCACGTTGGTAACCACTCGCTTATCAATAACGAGGAGCGTTACAAGGTTCTATTCCATGCCAAGCGTGCAATCCAAGAATTAAATTACGATGCATTCAAGGAGATTAAGGTACTTGAGTTGACTGTTGCCGAGAATCTTATATACGTGCTTCCATCTGACTATGTTAATTGGGTTCGTATATCTATGTATAAGGACGGATGGCTTCGTCCATTGACTGAAAATATTCAGACCCTATCATCAAACGCATACCTTCAGGATAACAGTGGTAATATCCTATTCGATCAGTTTGGTAATATCCTTCAGCCACAGGACTCTCAGATTGATTATGACCGCCTTAATGGAATTAAGAAGAGTATCTATTTGAATCAGGGTAACCAATTTGATGGGCAGTTGGGTTGGAATATTGATGGTATGTGGTACTTTGAGTATTCGTTTGGCACCCCTTTTGGTTTAAATACTGAGACGGCAAACTTTAATCCAACATTTAATATAGATAAGAAGCGTGGTGTTATTAACTTTGACTCAAGTATGTCGGGTCAGAGCTGTATACTTGAGTACATCTCTGATGGGATGGAGAATGGTAATGACGCTGCTGTATCTGTTAATAAATTATTCGAGCAGTATATCTATGCTGCTGTTAAATTCGAGATACTAAACTCTAAGTTTGGTGTTCAGGAGTATATAGTGAACCGTGCAAGAAAGGAACGTACAGCCCTCCTTCGTAACGCAAAGATTAGAATCAGTAACATACATCCGGGGAGATTGCTAATGAACCTCAGAGGAATGGATAAGATAATCAAATAACGATGAGTAAGATTCAGAGGAACTTTATTGCAGGTCGAATGAATAAGGTCGTCGATGAACGACTTGTTCCTGAAGGGGAGTATATCGATGCAATGAACATCAGGATGGGTTCAACGGAACAGTCCGAGATTGGTGTCATTGAAAATACAAAAGGTAACGAAGCCCTTACGAGCCTGCTGTATATTGATGGTACACCACTTAGCGCAGAGGCTCGATGTATTGGAGCTATTGATGATAGCGCAAGAGAGACCATCTATTGGTTTGTTCATGACCCTGCATTTACAGTTGGCAACACAGGTAAACTTGATTTAATTGTTTCATACAATGTGTTTACCAATATCCTTACGTATCATGTGATAAGTATTAATGATGGTAATGATGTTGATACTATATTGAATTTTAGTTCATCATACCTAATAACAGGTGTTGATATTATTGGAGACCTTCTATTCTTTACTGATGACTATAACCCTCCAAGGTTTATTAACATCAATAGGAATTATCCAAACCCTATAGGAGATGTTGATCAATTTACAGCAGAGTCTATACTTGTAATTAAGAAACCACCAACAGCGTCTCCTGATGTTCAGCCATTAAGCACAGCAGGTCAGGAGAACTATATGGACACACGGTTCATCTGCTTTGCATATAGATATAAGTATGCTGATGGCGAGTATAGTGCCACATCTCAGTGGTCTGCTCCTATGTTTGTTCCTAACGCATTTCAGTTCAGTCCTAATAGCGACCTGAATGAGGGAATGGTAAATAGCGCAAACACTGCTGTAATAACATATAATACAGGTGGACCTCTTGTAGTTGGTATTGACTTACTATTCAAGCAGGCTAACAACAACATCATTAAGGTAATTGAAAAACTTGATAAAGCTCAGTCGGGGTTGGCTGATAACACAGACTATCAATATACTTTTAGCAATAGCAAGATATTTACCGTACTTCCTGAGTCTGAAATACTTCGACTGTACGATAACGTACCTCTTCTTGCAAAGGCTCAGACCATTATGGGTAATCGTCTGATGTATGGAAATTACGTGGAGGGATATGATCTTATAGATAAGAACGGATTTCCTACACGTATTTCGTATCAAACGAATCTTATAACAGAGACGATAGGCGACTCTTCTCTTACTACATCATTTGGACCTAGCACATATAGCATAGGTGGATTTAGTCATACGATACTTAATAGCGTTGCAAAAATAGATATGGGTGGAGTGCCATTAGTTGCAGGCGCATCTCTATCTGTTGACTTAACAATAAAGGGTGTCCTATTTGATGGTGATGCTCCATTGCCAACAAACCATACCCCCGATACTACATTCACTTTAACATTCTTCTTACCGCAGGACTATGCATCGGTGTATGATATGGTATCTAGCTTGACGTTTCAAAACGCAGTAGGTACGTTATCAAACATATTACCTGTATATTCTTCTATTCCGGGGGCACCAACATCAGATCAGGGGACGACATTAACTGATCAAGCAAACACGTTAATACCTCAACAGCTTATAACAACATCTGCTATTGGTTCTGTTACTAAGACATACAGTGCAATAACAGGTGCTATACCTGACCCTGTTACATACTTTGGTGTTGGTCAACCTATTGCATTACTTAACGTAACTCCGGGCAATGCATTTATTGAGCTTCAGATCATAGCAATGGCTTACCATGATGATCCAACAGCTCCATCTCAACAGGTAGTAGAGTACTATTCATTCGTATCAGCTCAAGCAACATACCAAGAGATTGCTAGCCCACGTAGTTTGCATAGTAATCGTGGTTATGAGATTGGTATTGTTTACCTAGATGAATTTAACAGGGCAACAACAACCCTTGTTAGTAGCAACAATACGGAGCACGTTCCATGCTATAACTCAACAACAAAGAACTCCATACACGTAACCATACCAATATCACAGCGTGCTCCATCTTGGGCTAAGCGATATAGGTTTGTATGTAAGGCTGATGGTTATGAGTATGATACTATCTATTCAAATATATTTTTCCTAGACCCATTAACTCAGGAGGCTTACTTCCTATTACAGGGAGAGAACGCACGTAAGATTGAGGATGGTGATAGGCTTATTGTAAAGGCTGATACATCGGGTCCTGCTCAGGACTGTATCTATGCAACCGTACTTGAGAAGAAATCTCAGGAGTCGGGATTCATTACACCTGTATCAGGAGTTACTGTACCTGCAGGGGTTTATATGAAGATTAACCCAAGCAACTTCTCTACAGTTCAGTCACCTGATTCTGTTGTTTCACCCGGAACTATTCAGACGGATGAGAATAATCCCGGTGACTTCCCGCTTCAGAGATACCCAATGAATCTATTTCGTGGAGCAGGATTCGATCCATCTCATCCGTTATGGACATTTGAGGATTATGATATCCCTGCAGGAAGTGTGATAAAGCTATCCATAAAATGGCAGAGGACAGGAACAGGAAGTGGGAATAGAGCTTGTGAGAGACGTGAGTATACGCTTGAGAAGACATTAACATCATCATCTAACTATGCCAATATGTATGATTGGTGGGTTGGTGATAATGTTCAGGCTATTATAAATGACGGTACTCAATCTGTTGGAGGCTCAGGTGGTCCAATCACAAACCAATTCCTATCAGGTCTTGGTACATTGTCTAGCACATCACAGTCAATCAACTACCTTCAGTTTAATAGGGATGCCACCACCAATGAACTTTACCTTCAGATTACAGGAACCAATCGCTGTACGGGTATAACAGGCAAGGCAGGTCGTAGGTCTTCTATCATAACAAACTTTCAGGTATTCCGTGCTGATACGTTATTGATATTCGAGACACAGCCTAGCGAGACCCTCCCTGATGTGTTCTTTGAGAATGACCTATCATTCCCTATCGATGCTGATGGCAATCACCTATCCAATGGAGCATCGGGTGATATATCTCAGGATATCAATAGTAACATTCAAGGTTATATTGATACGGGATTCTTTAACTGCTATGCTTTTGGTAATGGTGTTGAGAGCTACAAGATTCGTGATTCTATTATTGGTAAGTCAATTAACTTAGGTAATCGTGTAACATCTGTATCTGCTCAGGACTATAAACGTGCTGACAGGTTTGCTGATATTACATATAGTGGTGTATATAATCAGGAGTCAAACCTAAACAAGCTCAATGAGTTTAACCTTGGTCTACTTAACTATAAGAACCTTGAGGTATCCTTTGGTGAGATATTTATATTAGATGGTCGTGAGACTGATGTCCTTACACTTCAGGAGGACAAGATATCTTATGTATTAGCAGGAAAGAACTTGCTATCAGACTCAGCTGCAGGTGGGGCTATCACCTCTGTCCCTGAAGTTTTAGGTACACAGATTGCGAGAACCGAGAAGTACGGGATTAGTTTTAATCCTGAGAGTTATGTTCAGTGGGGATACGATCGTTACTTTACCGATGCTAAGCGTGGGACTGTTATTCAACTAAGAGGTAACTCATATTCAAACGAACAGCTAAAGGTGGTATCTGAGTTGAAGTTAAGGACTTGGTTCCGTGATATGTTCAACACATCGTTTAACACTCAGAAGTTAGGAGGATTTGATCCTTACATGAATGAGTATGTTCTGTCTACAAATGACATCGAACTTCCCGGTCTTGAGCAGTGTGTTGAGTGCGGAACAACGCAGACACTTTCGTATAATTATTCACCTGCCTTTGGTGATCCTCCAACTAAAATATTCCAATATTGTGTTGATGTTGGTCCACTTATAGGAGATATCATTCTTCATATTAGCTCTACCGCAGCTACTACAGGTGATTATAAAGTAACTCTTGACTACAATGGTGGTTCTACAGATACAGGATTTATAAGCGGACCCGCATCAGGTACATTGAGTGTATTTAAGGATAACAATAGTGTTGAGATAGCTACTATAACATTAGAATATGTTGGTTTTGTTAGTGTCACTTTAAGTGCCGACTGTCCTATACCTACTCCTATAAGTCTTATAGAGGTGGTATACACCAACGCTAATGATGCAGGTGAGACTATCCATACTCAGTATCAATATTCTAGTGGATTATTTATTTCACCGCTTCAATCTAATCTAGTTGTATTCTCAGGGGCTACTAATCTGCCATTGGTATCTAGATATAATATTGTCAACGGTCTTATTGGTCAACCCGGATTTCCTAACGTGGGTGATACCATGATACTTGAGACCAATCAGATACCACCCGATACATTTGTGTTTGATCCTCTCAAGCATAAGTTCATGTACCATAGAAGCACAACCCTGTATGGTAATAATGATGTTGACATGGCTGCGTTATATACTGCAGCTACGACATCTACACCAAACAATGGTGCGGGTACATTCTACTACTCATCCTTCCCTGTCCCTCCTAACATAGATGGTGAGTACCTATATCTTATTTGGGACCTAAGGACTGCTACTCAAATTAATATGTGCTACACTGATGATGGTGCTAGTACAAGAGATATATGCTGCGATTGTGCTCCATGTCCTAATATCTGTATTCAATATACATTATCAAACGATTCAAGATTTGATCCTGCTGAGATAGTATTCCCTGAAGGTCTATGTGATAATAGATATCAGGAGACTGTTGTTACATTGGATCCTGATGAGACAAATGTTCAGCTATGCGCTGTTAATTTGAATGACATCAACTTCTATGTATCATCAGGCAGTGTCACTATCAATAGTATTGAATGTTCATGTACTAAAGAATGTACATCGACTTGTTCTATGTGGACATTGATTCCTGATGGAAATGGTGATGTAGCTGTTAGATATGTTGACTGTGATGGGAATACTAATGATCATGTATACAATGATATATTCTATCATGACATATGTGTATATAGAACGACTGCTCCTACCTTTCCTGCGTTTGGTCCTCCGGGTACAGGCACGCTTGTTCCTACATCTCCATGTGGATGCTGTGATCAAAACACCTGCATGACAATGAATGCTTATCAGCCTGCATTTGGTTCAAGCACATCGACTGTATCTTATATAGATTGTAATGGAGACTATCAGACAATAACTTTAAATCCCGACGACAGCGTAGATTTCTGTGTTATAAAGAGAGGCGGTCAGACTCCTGTTCCTATAGTAACTTTACTTCTAGGATCTACAGAACCTATTTTACAGATAACTCAAGCGTGTAAGTGTACAGTTCAATAATATAATATATGCCAACGCCATCAACATTTTATATAAACGGACCTACGCTGTCATCATCAACGTGTGTGTTTTCAAACTCATCACTAACTATATGTGCTCCTAATGGTTTCTATAGTGATGGTACAGTTACAAGAGAACTAGTTGATTGCGTTCTCCTATCACCTGTTCCATGCCCTGCCTGTGAGATTAACTGTAGTGCAGCTACTAGCTTTAATGCATCGGGGTATGGATACTTCTCCGTTAATGTAGAGTCGACAAGCGTTGGGGCTGTTATCGTTCGTATAGGTACCGGAACTGTTATGGGCTATATGGGTGAGTATGATGGGACATTCTTTACTAGGCTGACATCAATTACATATGGAAGCCTTCATGGTAGCTATACTAACAGACCAACATATATTGGTCGTAATGCTGACATGACAACCTGTGGTCTTTCAGGAAAGAATATAAGCGTAAATAATTATTTCTATGATGGTTCATCATTTATTAATAACGGAACATCTCAGCTAATACAGGCATTACCAACTCAGCTAGAAGGAACGGCATCAGACCCATACGTGGCTATGATGGTAATAGCAAAGCCACCGGGGGGACCCGATCAGTACTCATTTAATATGACATCACTTTGTAGTGCGGGATCTGCTGATGTTAATATGCGATGCCCTGAGCTTTTGCCACAGTTTAATGGAGGTGTACCTGCTGCTTCATTGACGCAAGTTGTTGCCCCTATTAATAATTGTGAAAATGGTGTTGGTGCTGTACGGTCATATTTCTTGGCATCGATAACAGATACGTTTCCTACCATTAACTTGTATGATATGGTATTCACTGATCCATATGGCTCAGGAAGATGCCCTGATGGGTATATTAAACTTGTGGGTCCATCTACATATCTTACCCCTCCTGATAGGGTTATACGGGTTGTGGATGGTGTTGTTGTTTCATTCCACGAATGTATTTGTGATCCATTTACAAATCCGGGATTCTGTTCATAAAAATATAGCATGAGTAACTACACACTTACATACAGCGATTCTACCGAGGGTTGGGTATCATTCTACTCTTACTATCCTGATTGGATGCTAGGCATGAATAACTACTTCTACACTTGGAAGGGTGGAGATTTGTATCGACACAACTCCAATAATGAGGATAGGAATACTTTCTATCGTAATTGGTGGATTAAGTATAATGGTCAACCGTCTAACGCCTTTAGTCCGTCTACACTTAGAAGCGTGTTCAATCAGGCTAACCTTGAGAACAAGCTGTTCAAGACCATAGACCTTCAGGGTGATGATACTTGGAGTATGCAGCTAAGTACCGACCTTCAGACATCGGGATACATAGATGCGGTTTGGTTTGAGAGGAAGGAGTCAACATACTTTGCCTTTGTAAGGAACAATGAGATTGGTCAGTTCTCATTAAGAAGCCTCAATGGTATAGGTGCAAGCGTATCTGTAAATTTTGGTTTTGAGATTGGATTCTCAACTAATCCATTGGTGATTATAGATTCAATCGCAAGCATTGGAGACTACCTATACTTTATAGATATACCAAACTCAAATGCTGTTGTCTTGGCAGGTCAGATTACACTGATAGAGAGGGACTACCCCGCAGGTATCAATAGGATATTTATTAATACCGGTATTCCCGGAACGTCACCGATACCAAATGCCACCTGCACCTACTTCTATGTCAAGAACTCTGTAGCTGAATCGCATGGGGTATTGGGTCACTACTGTGTATTTTCTATGCAGAACTACAATACAGACAAGATAGAGCTGTTCACAGTTGAGGCTGATGTGATGAAAAGTTATCCTTAAAATTGATACATTTGTGTCTATATGGATTCATTAATTGTACGAGTATTGAACGAGTCGGATTATGATGATATCCTTGTAGGATGGTGGAAGCAGTGGGGATGGGAAGCACCGTTAAGGGACTTCCTACCGAATGACGGGACGGGCGGTGTGATGGTATTGGATGGGGATACACCTATATGTGCGGGGTTTATGTACATGACTAACTCAAAGGTATCTTGGGTTGATTGGATTATCTCAGATAAGAACTACACAAAAAGACAGGAACGCAGAGAGGCTATCAGGTTACTGATAGATACATTGACTAACATAAGCAGGAACACGGGGAATAAATTCGCTTATGCCCTAATAAAGAACCAAGCTCTCATAAAGGCATATGAGGACTTAGGTTATATAAAGGCAGAGAACTATACAAGTGAAATGATAAAAGCACTATAACATGGCAGTAACAACAGCAGCAATAGCAGGCACAGCAATAGCATTAGGTTCGGCAGGTATGTCATTTTCTCAGGCAGGTAAGCAACGTAAGATGCAGAACCAAGCAGAGGCAGATGCAGATAAAGCTATGCAGGAGGCACGCAAGAGACTTGAGGTAAACTACTACGATCAGCTATCTATTAATAAAGAACCATACGAACTTCAGCGTGAGGCTGCTATATCGTCAGGGGCACAGGCTATTCAGGCAGGTGTCGAGAGTGAGAGAGGTGCAGCAGCTACAGCAGGTCGAGTTCAGATGGCTCAGAACGAAGCTCAGGCGGGTATCAGGACTGAGATGGGTCAGGAGCTTTCTGCCCTTGAGAAGCTATCGGCAACTGAGGATGCACGACTCCGTGACATCAATGTTCAGTTAGATCTAGGCGAGGTAGCAGGTGCACAGCAGAAAGCAGCGGATTCTCAAGCAGCTGCAGAGGCAGCTACTATGCAGGGTGTTCAGTCTGTAGGTAGTGCGATTCAGCAGGGTATAAGTATAGTTCCTTTATATCAACAGTCACGAGCAAGCAAGGCTATGGCAGGTGTTGAGGCTAACTACAACAACGCTATTAAGTCAGGAAATTTGGGGTCTCAGTTTTATGACAAGAATAATAACCCTATGCCATTCCAACAGGCTTACGAGACGATGGCTAAACAACAGAATGTTTCAGGGGTTCAAGGTATTGGTCAGTACAATTCAGATCAATGGATGAATTGGATGGGACAACAGGGTTCAGGTAATATTAAAAAAGCGCAGGATTGGTCTTGGTTAGCTAATAGTGGAAAATAATTATAACTGAAGTATATATATTATAAATAGATATGGCAACAAACTATAGCTACGTAGAGAGGGATGCAGCTGACTATATTAATTGGGCTGAGGTCGGTAAGACAATGTCCGATATGCTCAACGAGCAGGCACGCATACGTGAGGATCAGAAGGCAAAGATAGATGAGGACGCACGTAAGAGCTTAATAGATATAGCTAATGCCCCTCAGGGACAGGATAAGTCAGCTAATGCCTATGCTCTAGAGTATTCTCAGAACGCATCCAACTATCTATTGCAGCAGCAGAGGTTGCTTAAGTCAGGTCAGCTAAGTGTTAAGGACTATATTGTATCTCGTCAAAATATTATGGATGGAACCGATATGTCATTCAATGCATTGAAGACATATCAATCCCGATATGCTGAGGTGATGGAGCGTGCAAGGACTGATAAGTCGGCACTCTATGAGCTTGATCAATGGAAACGTGCAGAGGGTTTTGGAGACTTTGGTAAGTCGGGTCTGTATATTAATCCTATCAATGGTATGGTAAACGTAGCTATGAAGGATGAGAACGGAAGGATGAAGACTGATGCAGGTAGCTTTACAACTGTTAGTTCTCTTAACGCATTACTTCAGGGACGTTGGGATAAGTTTGATACCAACACTGAGACTGATAAATTTGCCAAGTCATTGGGAACATATACTGATATGCTTCGTAATGTTGGAGGAGCATTTAAGGCGGGTGAATTAATTACAGTTAAGGACATAACTAAACGTAAGGACCTAGACCAAAATACACGTGATGTTATATTTGAATTTCAGAAAGCTGAGGAGGCAGGTCTTAATGCTATCCTTTCAAATGATTTTAGTCGTATGTCCGTACTTACCGATTCGGTTAAGTTTGCTCCTAATGGTAAGCAATATCGATTCACTCGTGACGCTGCAGATGCAGCAGCTAATCCTGAGGCTATTCTAATGGTAGCCGATAGCGCATCGGGTACAGAGAAGCCTCAGTTCAGTGAGGATCAGATGAGTGTATCGTTAGATTTCCTACGTGACGAGGCTCGTCGTAAGTATGACATAGACCGTAAGATTGATACATACACTGAGCCACAGCAGTATGCGCCTAGACCTACTCAAGCAGAGAGTGAAGCGGGTCAGAAAAGAAAGTCACTTGAGAGTAATGTCGGATATTGGAATCAGGCATTCACGGGAGATAACGCAAGAAAGAATCAGGCTATTCAAAACTTACTTGGAACAGATTCAGCTAAGGAGGCAGGAATAACAAATATTGATTTATCAACTAAAGGACAGATAGTAGTCACATACCTTCCAACCGCAGGCGTTCCTAACAACTCAAGAACAATTCCATACGATGCTGAGAATATAGATCTAGAGGGATGGGGTGCTATTGGTTCTGAGATTACGGGATTATCTGATAAGAATGTTATCAAGAAGTTAGCGGGTAAGAATGCAGGAATGAGATTAACTGATACTAACTCAGATTTCTCAGGAGTAAAGGCATCTAGAGATGTATCAACTGCAACTAAACCTGAAACAAAAGAGGAGAAAAATTTAGCAAACAGAGCAAAATATAATGATGTGGTTTCAGAAATCACTTCAGATATATTTGAAATGAAGCAGGATCAGGCTGTAGAAAAGCTAAAACCAATCCTTGAAAAACTTGGTGTAACAGTTACCCCAACAGGTAGCTTTAGTAACTATATAACAGTTCAGGCAAAGGGACAAAAGTCAAAAGAGATAGGGACAAATGCATATACGACAAATGGGGGTCAAGGTTTTATGAATACATTAATTAACTACCTTAACGAAGCGTTTAAGGATGACTCTAGCTTAGAGTCAGCTTTCCCTACTTCAAGAATTGCAGGATACTAATATACAATACTAATGAACGAACAAGCGATACAGGACGCATACGATTTATTTGTAGGTCAGGGATATTCCAAGGGTATAAATGATTTTAGGACACTGCTATCATCAAACCCTCAAGCACTTGACGATGCCTTTGGTTTATTTAAAAGCAATGGATATACTAAAACTGTAGACGATTTTAAAACTCTTATGGGGGTATCAGCTTCAGCTGAGCCTTTAAAAAAAAACGAAAGTCAGGTTTCGGGTCAGGCTCAGACACAGCCAACGCAGAATCAAACTCAGACTCAGCCCGCACAACAAGACGCTACGGCATTACCTTTGGCAGGTTCTTCGCAGGTATCACCATCTCAAACTAATGTTCCTGCTCAACAGATAGCAGAATTAACAAAACCAAGTATTGCAGCAATAGCTGCTCCTCCTTCTGCAGAAGAACAGAAGCGTATGGATCTTCGTTCTCAAGGTAAAGTTATTGATGAGACACCAAAAGAAAAAGAATACTTTACAGGAAAATTTGGTGCTGCATTAAGAACACTTGACATGGTTACCAAACTTGGAGTTGGTGATTTTGTTGATGACATGGGAAGATCAATAGCTGCAGGTCAATCTCAAGGAGCTATAGAGATGCCTACTTTTGAATTAATGACAAGAGGTGCGAACACTTCTCCTGAGCAGATAAAGAAATATGTAGAGGCATCTAAGTATGCTCAGAGCTTTGAGCCATCAGATGAGATGAAGTCGTATCAAAAAATATACGAAGATGAGGGGGGTGGTATTTGGGGAGTGGTAAAAGGATTAGCAAAGAACCCATCAGTTCTTCCTGAGATTATGATTAGCTCTATGTCAGCTATGGTAAACCCTGCATCAGCAGCAGTAGCAGGAACTATAGTTGGAGGAGCAGCAGCAGCAGGATCCTTGGCAGGCGGTGTAGGAGCTATACCTGCAGCAGCAGGAGCAGCAACATATGCATTTGGAGCAGCAGGAGCTATGCTTGAAACAGCATCAACATTTTCAGAGCTACTTCAACAGCAGCTCGATATGAGGAAGTTAGATTTTAATGAGGAAAATGTAAAGAAGATATTAGAAGATAAAGATGCATTACGTGACATGAGGGTAAAATCCACTGCCCGTGGTGTGACTATTGGAGCTATTGATGCACTAACAGGTAGAGTGGCAGGTCGTGTTGGTGCTACTATAGAGGCAGGTACATTAGCATCACGAGTGAAAGCAGGACTTGCATCTGCAACTATTGAAGCAGCAGGAGGTTCTGCGGGTGAAGCTGCTGCACGTGGATTGATTGGTCAGAAGATGGATGCATCAGAGATTGCATTAGAAGGTCTTGGTGAGGTTCCCGGAGCAGCAAAGGATGTGGTCTTTGAGATGCTAAGAAGACCTTCTTATAAAGTAAATGGAGAAAGAAGAACTGAATCTGATGTAGTAGATATTCTTGAACGAGCTACTCCTGATGAGTTAAAGTCAATGACATTTGATATCAATAATGATATAAATAAAATTGGAGAGAAGATTCAGAATAAAATTGTAACAGGATCTATTCGTAATGATGTAGTACAAGCCAACCCTGACATAGATGATGAAAGCATAGATAAAATTGTAGAGCTTGAAAAGCAACTTCAAGCGTTTGAGAATAACAAGACACAGTCAGGGAAAGATAAGGCAGCTGCTATTCGTGCTGAGATAAAGTCAGTGCAGGAGAATGCAAAACCTAAAGCAGAGACTGCAGCTGTAATTGAAGAAGGAGTCAGACCTATCTCTAGCATGATAGAAGCAGAGGCTGTTGCTGTTACAGAAACTCCTGAGCAGACACAAAAAAGAGATGACAGGATATCTCTGATAGAATCAATAATTGCAAATGATAATGTTTCTATTGAAGAAACGGGTACAGGAAAACTTATTCCTGAAGCAAGAACAGATTTACAAACAGAATTAGAAACTTTAAAACAAGAAAGAGATGCCATTCAAAAGCCAACAACAGAGGAAAGCGTGCTACGCACAGAACAACCCGAAGTGGGATTGCCAAAAGTGGGAGAAGGAAACCAAGGACAAGTCACTGCCCAAGCGGGTGTCGCTCCTGCGGAAACGGTCATCGAAGTAAAGCTACCTGAGATAGAGGTTCTAACGGAGACTGAGAAGCAGGATATTGCTGATCGGGTATCTGCATTAACTCCTGAGCAGATCAATGAGGAGGCTACTAAACTTGAGGAGCTGCTTAAGCAGCAGGGACAGGAGCCTCAGTTTAAGATGGCAGATATGTCAGAGCCTGAGCTTGTTGATTTAATTACTATGGTAGAACAGAACAGAGCTAATCTATTAAAGAAAGCCGAGGCAACAAACGGAACTGAACTTACACTTGATAATGGTCAGAAAGCCAAGGTGGATGTGGTGGCGTCGATATCCGTTTGGTATTCACGTCCAAAGTATGAGAACTCAATAACAGCCTCAATAAAGGATGATGCAGGGAACTCAATAGGCAGTGTATCATTTGACGTTAACTCTGTAGATGGAACGGTATCTCCTTCACGCATTTTCATGGAGACATCTGCCCCTGCTGATGCAGGTGTAATGAAGAACCTGCATAGTGCTATGACAAGCAAAGGTTTTGTCATAAGAGAGAACACCATGGAGGAGGTCAGATCATCTGATGAGAAATCTAAGGCTGAGCTTAATGAAGCAATAGTGTCCTCAAAGACACCAACTGCTGAACTTCAACTTGAAGCCGAGCCATCAGAGGCAAAGCAGGAGATGATTGATGAGGCTACAAGACTTATGGAGGAGCAGGAGAAGAAGGGCTTCTCTGAGAATGCATTTGATGCCACATCTCCCGAGCCTACTGTAACTCCAATAACCATCGATATAAAGGAGAACACTCCGCTAGCAAATAAGGTGAAGCGGATGGGACTCTCTGAGCTTATCGGAAAGAAGATTAACCTAGTGATGGCAGACCAACTAAAGGTTGGCGATGTGTCAGTTGGTAAGAAGCTACT